GCAATTACAGTAAATCCAGGAGCAGGATTTACATACTGACCAGTCTTCTTGAGGAAAACACCTTTACCTTCAAGAATAGATTGAAGACACAGAATCTTGTTGGAAGCAAGGTCGATCTCATCAAGCAGCAGAACAGCACCTCGCTGAAGAGCTTCTACCACAGGACCATTGTGCCAAACAGTATTTCCATCTTGGAGACGGAAACCACCAATCAGGTCATCCTCGTCAGTCTCAATAGTGATGTTGACACGAATCAACTCACGCTTCAGTTGAGCACAAGCTTGCTCAACACTGAAAGTTTTACCGTTACCAGAAAGACCAGTAATAAAAACAGGATAGAACAGACCAGATTGAATGATCTTCTTTACATCAGCAAAGTTGCCGAAAGGAACATAGTTGGAATCTTTGGGTGGAACAAGATCTTGAACCACAGGAGCAAGAACACCCATATGAGAATCGTATTTAACTTGAGTGCTAGGGGCGGCAGGAGCATTATAAGTTTGCTCAAGCTTTTCTTGAACCGTCAGATTCCAAGTGCCACGTTTAATGTAAAAATCACGAAGACGTTTAGTTCCAGTAGCATAGGTAATATCAAAGTGATCACAAGCAGTTTGAACCATCTGAGTATTAATATCATCTCCGAATTTCTCGGACAAATAAGCAATAAGTTGCTCAGTAGTCACATCAGATTTGCGGGGCATGGAAGTCATTTCGTTGATGAATAAAGTATAGGGTAAATAGGGAAACAAAAAAGTTTTGATGTGCCAGATTTTAAACTGGCACTAGGCAACCAAAGAAGCAAAAGAATTCAAGATTTTTTTGTTTGTGGTTTTTGCTTTTAGCATTGAACGAAAAGCTTTGCTAATTTCGTTCTTAGAAGCATCTTCAGAAACTTCAAACTCAGTGTTAGCAGAAAGAGAAGTTCCAGAAATTACATACCAAGAATCATAACCGATGTTATTAAATTCCCAGCACTTTTGTTTACGCCAGGTTTTCATCGTTTCTTCGATTTCGTAAGAACGAAGATTATTAATTACACGATACATGTAACTAAAATCAGAACCAGTAGCAATTCTGAATCCAATTAAATTTACTTCAGGGAAATTATCTTTAAGATTCTCAAGAAGAATCCTGGTAATATCATCGCCAATAGCTCCAGAAGATTTACGATAAACACGACCAAGTTTACGATCACGAAGTTGAGTAAACTCGTTCACGTATGAAGTGACCATGTAAGGAAATCCACGAACGTCAGTAAGATCAAGATCATAACTGATTCCATTTGATTCTCCATCAGTAAGAATACAAACATTAATTTTTTGTACCTTAGTCATTTTCTTGAACTGAGGGATGATTGAATGAAGAGCAACAATAGATTCATTCAAAGGTGTTCCAGAAAGATCAAGACCAGCTGGAGGACTGTAACTTCCAACGTAACCATTACTAGTAAAATAAGAAGCAATCCTCCACATGTTACGAGCAGACTCTTCAAACACTTTATTATTACAACGAGAAGTCATAATGTTAAGAAGAGAGAATCTCTTGTGAAGAGCTAATTTGTGATTTCCACGTTCGTAAGAACACCCATTGTTTTGTTTATCAATAAGGTTATTATTCCACTCATAGCTAAAAGCATAAACTTCAAAAGGAATTTGAACTTTTTTACAAAACCAAAGAAGATTAAGAAGTTGCTTATAGGTATCAAGCAAAACATTAGACATAGATCCAGACCAGTCAAGGATAAAGATCATGCCGTGATTTTTGCCATCAGGAATTACACTAACTTTTTTAAAGAGATCATCATTATACTTGTAAGTGTGTAGAGACTTAGTATCTAGAACTCCAGTTTTAGATACCGTAGACCTAGAGTAAGCGTCGGCAGACTTCTTACACTCAAATTCTTTCACCAAATAGTTTACTTCTTTTTGAGCTTGTTTTTTATAATCAAAATAGTTAGCATCAACAGTTTCGTAAATATCTCCCCAATGATCTTTGCGTTCTTTATAGAGATCGTCAAAGTACTTAGAAATATATGGCATCAACTCATCATGTGTCACGACAACACGATCAAGGTGAATTTTAGGAATTTCTACATACACCGTATCACGAAACATTGGAGAACTATCGGTCAAAGTTTCAGTAGAACTATCAAAAGATCGTTGAGTTTTAGACACTTCTTCTTCAGAAGGACCAGATCCTTGATGACCAAAAGATCCATCATCAGCACTTTCTTGCTGACCAAAAGATTCTGGTTTTTTATTTTGATCCGAATCAGCAGGATTTTTGTCTCCGTCTTCGTCGGTTTCTTCGAAAGAAAGATTTTGAGATTGATCTTGTGATTTGTCACAAGATCCAGATCCGTTAGATTTAATATCAATATCCAGATCGATCTTACTAGTTTGTTCTTTACGTTCATCAAGGAAGCTCACAAGCTTCTTACAGATAGAAAGAACATCTTCAAAAGTTTCTGCTTCAGAAATCATATCTACAAAATGCTTTTCTTCCCGATGAAAGGGAATACAAGCATATGATCCAATTTTAAAATGAAGATTAATACGATCAATGAGATTAAATTTAGTCAGATCTTCATCAGAAATTCCAAAGAAATCATCGTCGTTAAGTTCTTGATATCCTTGATGAAAGTCCCTAGCAAGACCAGGATATTTACGCTTCATCAATTTTTCAATACGAGCATCCTCAACTACATTAAGGAAGTCTTTAGGAATAGTATCATCCCAATCATCAGAAGGAGTGTAAAGGGCATGACCTACTTCATGACCAACAAGAAGATCATATACAGTAGAGCTTGCCTTTTCCCAAAGAGGCAGAGTCAATACCCTACGAACCACATCAAAAGAAGCAGTAGGAACTTTCTTATGCTCAACAACCAAGTTTTCGGTTGCCAGAAGACGAGCAAGGTTTCCTTTGATTTCTTTGTTAAACATAGGTCTCTGTGTTGATGCTCATACTATAAGACCCCCTGGGGGTGCCAGAGGGTCCGAGTAGACGCTTTTTCAACTGGTTGCGCCTCTTGCGGGCTTGTCTCAGTGCCTGTGGTTTCAGGTGGCGTTTCTGTTCCTTCTTGGAATGATGCTGCCAGTTGGGGGTATTCATCGTTCTGATGAGGGGTACACACTATGTATAGCACCTCAATCGCTTTCCATCAAGGACTCATTAGCAACGCTAAAGTTTTTTACCTTATCAAATTTGATTGTCCTATCAAACTTACCATCTAGATTTTCCTTGTGACTGATTACAAATACATTTGTATTGGTATCAAAGTTACGAAGAATCCATCCCAGTTCACCTGTACCACCAGCGTCTAAAGATCCATCAAAGATTTCATCAAGAATCAGAAGGTTAGTATCCACGCTATTCTTAAGCTTAGCAACAGCTCTCCAAGTAAGCAAAAGAGCAATATCGATACGAGCTTTTTCTCCCTCAGAAAAAGATTCGTATGTGAAGATGTCTCGGAATCTAGATTTAATAGTTTCTTCAAAGTTTTCATCGAGAGTAAAGTTTACATAGAAATCCATCTTTCTAAGATAATCACCAATAAGTTTATTCATCACTGGTAAGTATCTCTTGATAATTCTACTCTTAATCCCATTATCTTTTAAAAGTTGTACAGCAACATTTAATGTATCTTTATCTTTTTTAGAATTGAAATAGGTTTCACTAGTTTTTTTCTTTTGATCAACTAAGATTTCTAATTTTTTATACTCTTCTTTTTTATCAGATGCTGGAGAACTTAGTTCATCAATCTCAGTTTTTAATTCTTTAATTTCAGAATCGATTCTGGCAAGTTCATAATTAAACTGAGTAATAGCAGAATTAGTTTCTACAATTTTTTTAGAGAGTTCCAAAAACTTTTCTTCACGTTGTTCCTCTTCTTTCAAAGTTTCTTCGAGCTTTGAAAATCCAGACTCAAGTGACATTAATTCTTTATCACTATCACTAATTTTTTTCTCACGAATTTCTTGACTGATTTCCTGAGTACATGTAGGACATGTATGATTATTAATGAAGAAGTCAACTTCTTTTTTTGATGTTTGAATTTTCTGCTGAATCTTTGTTCTATAAGTATTAAGTTCTTTAATCTTTTTCTTTACATTAGAAAAGGATTCCAGTTGATTATTAAGGTTACCAACTTGTGTGTTAAGTTCTACAATATTATCAAGTGTAGTCTTTTGACTAGACTCAAATAGTTTAATTTTATCTTCTTTCTTTTTGATTTCAGACTGAGTTTGCTTTTCTAACTCAAGCATATAGTTCTTCTGAACTTCAATCTTGTCTTTACAAAGCTTAAGTTGATATTCAAGTTCTTTAATCTCGTCTGTATTTTCCCGAACTTTATCTTTGAGTCTGGTATTCATTACAGAAAAGATTTGAATGTCCAATATATCTTCAATGATTTCCCTACGTTGAGCAACAGGTAGTCTCATAAAAGGAACAAAAGTTGAAGAACCCAGAACTACAATCTGTGTGAAAGACTTATAGTTCATCTTCAAAATATTTTGTTCTAGCTGCTTCTGATAATCAACAGCAGTAGATGACTGGTCAAGCATCTGTCCATTTTGATAAACCTCAAAAATATTTGGTTTAATACCACGAACAATTTTATAGTCGCTTTTACCGATAGAAAATTCTACTTCAGTTTTACAATCTTTTTCGTTGATACTATTAACAAGCATAGGCTTGTTGATCTTACGAAATGGTTTACCGAACAAAGCAAACGTGAGGGCATCTAGAACAGTAGATTTGCCAGCACCATTAGTGCCCACAATTAAGTTTGTTCTATGAGAAGTCAGATCAAGTTCCGTAAAGACGTTGCCCGTAGACAAAAAGTTCTTCCAACGAATCTTTTTAAAAGTAATCATGCCAAATCTTTCGGAGGTATCAAAAAGTCATCTTTAGTTATTATAGCATACTTGTGGTAGCGTTCTTCACAAGCATTAACAATAAGTTCTTCTTCTATTTCTATTACTTGTAGCTTTGGAGTTAATTTTTCACCCTCCAACATTTCTTGATAGCGATCAGCATCGTCCTCACTCTCAAAAATAGGGATGATATGTTCTCCATCATCCGATAAAACAGAATAAACCCCATCTGGTTTATTTTGTAGAGTGAGAATATACATCAAACTACTTCACAACTTTCAATATATAGGGATCTCATTAATTTCTTAAGTTCTGCTTTATCAACAGAGACTTCAATTTCGTCTACATATTCATTCAGAAGAGTTAGAGTGTCTTTAATTTCAATTGAAACATCATCGTTGTCTTCAGATGTTACTAAACTCTCAACAATCTTTACGTCATGTACACCAACATTATAAAGAGAGTCTATAAATTTTTCAAACTCTTCGTAATCTCTTTTCTCTTCAACTACAACCTTAATAAAAGTATCTTTATACTTATCGGCAGAGATGTCGAGATGAGTATTAGTAGCATCATTGTAAAATACTTTCTGGAAAATCTCATAAGGGTTCTTGATCCGCTTGAGTTTATTTGTCTTTGGTTCATAGAGATGAAATCCTCGCTCGTCTTTATAGTCACCCCAATACATTTGATAAGGATTTCCTAGGTATGTAATATTACCTTTGGAAGATTTATGATGATAATGACCAGAAAATACTTGTTTAAATTTACTGAAAAGTTTAGGATCCATACCGTGATCCATTTTTAAACCAGGAGTAACTTCGAAACCATTTAGCTCCAAATGACCCATAGCAATCTCGGCACTGGTATCATTAATCCACCTCATAGTTTCTTCATAGTTCTGTGAATTAATCCAAGGCATCATCAGAATCTTGGTGCCTTCAATCATCACAGTTTCTGGACTCGAATAAACTTCAATGTTATTGTAGTCTTTTAAAAGAAGATCTGGTGAATTGATGTCGTTGGTGTTCTTATAATATGTACAATGATTACCAAGAATCATGTGTACAGTGATGCCCATGCTAGCCAGGCGATCAAAATAAGTCCGACGAATCCGACTCCACACATTAAAATCAATGCTTTTGCGGTTGTCAAACGTATCCCCGAGATCAATAACTGTCTTGATTCCCTGTCGTTCCAGAGTTGGAAAAAATACTTCATCATAAAATTTTTTAAAATAGTTCCAAAAAGCTAGATTGCCTTTACGCCCATCTAGATGTTGATCTGTAATTAAAGCGACAGTCATCGATTTGTTCTAAGTTCAATGTTTTCTTTAATGCTACCCATATCGGAATAGGAAGCGTTCATTCCAGACATCATACCATCAAATGTGTCTGTGTGCATAAGATGATCATATCCTGATCGTTCGACAATTTTGTTTTTAATATCTTGCTGTCTTTTTTCTTTCTGAATCCTACGTAAGAAAGCGTAGTAAATAATTTGAGTAAAATAAGCAAAAGGATTTTTTGACTTTTCTGGATCAAAATTATTAATGTACTGAACACAGTTTTCTACGCCATCAGAAATCATATCTTCCCTAAAGGTGTAGTTGACAAAGTTAGGTTTGTATGATAGGTGTGTAGCAATCTTCAAAAAGCAGTCACCAATGTAATGAGGAATCCTGGGAACAGGCTTGTTATCTTTTGCTGCCTGCTTTACCTGTTTTTTAAATTTTGTAATGGCGTCTAGAAAATCTTTATTATTGACGTAGTATTCTGTGTTCTTCTTTGTCATAAGTCATGTTTCGGTTTGCTTACTTGTACGATTAGTATAGTCTATAACACACGAACTGTCAAGTAGCTTGACAAGACCTCAGAAAATCAGTAGAATAACTCTGTCAGGGTTCAAAGCAAATAATATCTTTTAGCTTTTTTTATATATTTCTTCTAAGATCTTTTTTGTTTCTTGTATAGATCCTAGATATCCCATCCTACCTTTCATATCTTTAACAGGTACTCTACCTGTTGATTGATCCTCTCCTTCAATAAAACTTAGATAATATCTTTCTATTCTTTTATCAAGCTCTGTCATTGTAACAACATTTTTCATAGGTAAGATAAATGATTTATCATAAGTGGCATGAATCCATTCTGTTAAAATAAATCCTTCAATAGTTTGACCAGACTTTTTTTGTTTAACAGTTTCGACCTTCATCGGATGATCTAAGAATAAACAATCTTCATCGTTTACATAACAAACTTTGGAGACTAATTCTTCACCTGTTACTAATTTAATTGTTGAATAAAATTCTTCTTCCATATTATTTTAAATTAATAGGTATTACTTCATACTTAAAATTTTCTTCTTGATATATTTTAATTCTTTCTTCTAAATGTCTAAGAGTATAATTTTGTCTTGAATTTGAAGAGATGTCATCAGCAATATCATAAAGAGTTGCTATTTCTTTTCCTTCTCCTTTTCTTAATACTCTTCCAATGCTTTGGAGATTTCTAACCCTTGATTTGGATGGAGAAGCAAAAATTATATTATGTAATTTTTTAATATTGATACCAGTGCTAAACGTTCCGTAAGAAGCTATAATTACAGCATCATTTTCTTTTTCTGTAATTGCTCTTACTTCTTCCCTGTCTTCAACGTCAGTTCCGCCGTGTACAAAAAATACTTTACGTGTATCACCAATAGTACTATTTATTAAATCAAATAATGGTTCTCCGTGTTTCTCAACGTAGTTGAAAAGAACTAAAGTGTTTCCACTTATATCTTTTACTAAATTTTTAATTAAATTATTTCTTTTATTATTTGTTACCAGATATTCAATCTCTGCGTGATAGTCTTCGAAGTACTGATAATCATGTTTACAAACTAAAACTTTAATTCTAAAATTAGATAAGTGACCTTGTTTAATTAGATCATCAGTTTTAGTTACTTTTTCACAAGCACCAAATAATCCTTCTAATACCCATTTGTGTGTCTTACTTCCATCAAGCGTTCCAGTAAAACCAAAACGATACTTGGCATTGTGAAGTTTAGTCATAATTCCTGTGAGTGACTTTGACTTAAATAAGTGTGCTTCATCACCGATAACACAATCAATGTCATCAAAATATTTTTTGGGAAATTTGTAGATTGATTGCCAAGTGGAGATAACAACAGGTTTGTCTGTATTTTTATCTTTGCCCGAATATATTGTATGACAGTATTCCTCAGCATTCCATCCATAATCTTTAAAGTCCTTAATCATCTGTTCCACTAGTGATGTAGTTGGAACCACTAGAAGAATTTTTTTATCGTTAGCAGCATAATATCTTACGATACTGTAAATCATCATCGACTTTCCAGATCCAGTCGGTGATAAGAATAATCCTCTGTTATATCTTAAAGCTTTGTAAACAGTGAGGTATTGATAGTCTCTTGGTTTGTATTTACAAATTTTATTCATAAACCCCTCAACTGCTTGTGGAGAAACAAACTTATTAATTTCTTCTACAGAACCATACCAATCATTTAATTGATACTCAATATTATATTTTCTTTCAGCACACCATTCTTTTAAATGTGGAAGTAAACCGCCATACAATTCACCTGTAGCTGGCGAGTACAGATGAATCGTACCATCCCAATATTTAAATCTTGGTTGCCTTTTTAAGAATTTTGCTTCTGGTAACTCGAATGAAAAATAATCTGCTAGCTCACGATGGACGTGTGGTTCAGAACTAATCTGTAAATAGACTTCGTTCTTTTTCTTAACACTAATAAGGGACATTTAGTTTCCATTAATAAATTTCTCCCATTCAATAGCATTTTTCACATGATAATTTCTTTGAGAAATCATCTTTAAAACATTGTCTAGAAAGAAAAGAATCTGATCAATATATTTAATCTTTGCTTCTAGGTTAATAATGTCTTCGTCTGACTCAAGATAAACTTTCATTTTATCGGCAGTTTTGATGCTCGATCCAAAAGGTTTGTCGGCGTAAACTCTAGCGTCAGCTTCGCCGCTATAATATTCTCGTTTTTCTTTTACCAGTTTACGAATCTCAAATTCTAGACTGGTTTTAATCTGTGAAAGATCTGTGTAATGGTTTAAGTATTTATTATGTTGGAAAGGGATCTCCATTGAGATCTTTCCCAGATCAGAACTGTATTGCTTGTTTTTGAATTCAAATTCGACGTAACTATCTTCTGTCCATTCCTTTTTAATTCTTTCAAATTTATCATATAGTTGTTCAAATTTCATGTATCAAAAGACGAATTCCTAATAGTATACCCAGTATACTTGAAAGTGACCGATGCTGTAAAGTACTCTACATCATTTGCTGTAGCATCAAAATTCATTTCTGTCAATGATATTGGAAAAAGATTTTGGAAATCAATCACATGGTTGATATTATAATTGGATGTGTAAATGAATAATTGACCACCACTATACTCTGGTTCTTCATTTGGCATGTGTTCTTCGGACACACCATTTTTTCTAATCCAATCAAAAATTGATTTCCAATTTAATAATTCTTCGTCAACAATAAACTTGACCGAAAAATCTCCGTATTCTACCCCGCCACCAGCTACGATTGGAAAACTTCTGAACCTAGTAGGAACTTCTGTATATGGCATTGAAATATCAGGAAGATTAACTTCTTGACAGAGAAAATCTACACTGCTAAATTTTTCTAAAATAAGTTTGAATCCTAATGGAGATAGATAATTTCTATTTTGTATTTGTTTTTTATACCACTCAGCTGCCATATCAAGTTTTCCGTAGCACTAGTATTTATCTGGCATATTCTGATAGTAGATCAAATATCTCATTTAACATTGTATCGGCAGCATCGTATTGATCTTGATTCCAATTATGATAGTCTTTAGAATAAAGTTTATTTTTTAACTTATAAAGTTTCAGTAAAATGTCATTCTTAGATACAGATCCTCTCATTGATATTAAATGCTTTACAATATCTAGGCAACAAAAAAGGGGGACCGAAGTCCCCCAGATAACCTTTGTGTGTATTTGATCACATGAGGTTGATAACTTGTACTCTTCTGTAGTACATGTTGGCGTTGGCAGTGAGGGTCTCGCCATCTGGAGTACCATTGTAAGCACCGTTGGTGGTTACGAATGGGTTGCTGACCATACCATAACGGGTCTTGAAGCCAATCTTAGGCTGGAAGGTGTTAGGATCGATCGAACGAACCATTTGGAGAGGAACGTATGGGCAATAGAAGAGACCAGCGTCATAAGGTGAGGTGCCCTTATAACCGATGACATAGTAGTGCTTGTCGCTTAGGTTAGCAGCATAAGGATCAACGAAGACCTTAATTCTGCCATTGATTGTACCAACAGCGAGGTTACCAGTGTCATCTACCTGACCGATGGAAGGACCACCAGCACCAGTTAGACCTGAAGTGTAGTCAAGAACACCCGCCATCGCTAGAGCTGAAGCAACGTCAGCTGAGCAGATGAGGAAATTGCCCTTGCCTCTACGAGTCTCTTGAGCGATAGCGTTAGCATCACGCTCAATCTGGAATAGAAGACCCTTGAACTTCTCAACAGACCAACGACCGTTTGAATCAACGTCGAGGTCGAAGATGCCAGCGTTAGCAACGTTGTTCTGAGCACCTTTCTTAGCAACCTTGTAAACTCTACGAACAACTTCACGGTTGATCTCAGCGAGAACTTCGCTAGAAAGAATGTTAGCGAGTTCTTGCTCGGCATCAAGACCATGAATAGCCTTGAGGTCCTGAGCGAGTTCTAGAGTGTACTCAGCTTTGAGAGCTCTGGACTGAGCAGTAACAGAAGTCTTCTCAATGCTGAATGACATCTCACGGAACAGACGACCAGACTCACCCATTTTTTCAAGATCTTCACGGCTCATCTTGGTGCCTACTTCGTAGGTTCCAGGTGAAGAATCATTGAGAAGGGCTGGGTTGTTACCATCAGAAGTAGAACCGCCACCAGTTGAAGTACCGTCGCCAGCACGAACAGCATAGTCTCCTTGTGAAGCGTCATAACCACCAGTGAATCCAGTGTCAGGCTCGTTGAAGAGTGCCTCTTCGCCTCCCTGGTTCTCGTAACGAGATCTCATAGCAAAGATTAGTCCTGTAGGACCGCTCATTGGTTGAACACCACAGATATCGTAAGCCATGAGGTTAGGCATAGCACGACGAACTAGGCTGATTAGAACTGGGTCGAAACCAGCAAGACCAGCGGTGTTTGATGAAGCTAGAGCTGAACCAGCAGGTGAAATGGTTCCAGCACCAAGAGAGTTCACAGCAACCTCATTGAGGATGCCACGCTCTTCTCTCATAGCTCTTTCTTGGTTTTCCAGGAGGACAGAGGTAACTGCTCTCTTATAGCGATCCTG